AGCCGAAGAAGCCATCGTCGCCAAGCGCGCTTACGATAACCACGGCGACGAGACAAGCCGCATGGAGTTTAAGCAGAAGCGTCTTGCCGTGTCGTGGACGGAAGAAGTGGACGAAGGGGGCGGCGAAATTATGCCAAGCGGATACAAGTTGGCAGACGGGTGGGAGGACGAAGGTGCCATGGTGGACACCAAACTAGTTGCCGCGCCAATCACCGACGACCACCGCAAGGCAAAGCAGTTTGCTCGCCTGCGGTTCATGTCCGTGGACGTTCAGCGCTAGGGCTACTACGCCGTCATCCGTTCTTGGACGGTAGATGGCAAGTCCCGCATGGTCTGGTGGGGGTACGTCGAGACTGACGACCAACTTCGGGAGATGCAGGTCAAGTACGAGGTAGCCAACTTCTTTGTGTTCCTAGACTCTGGTGACGGCCCGAACACCGATGCCGTCTACCGCCTCTGCGCGCGCTTCAGTTGGAATGCCACCAAGGGTTCTGGGGCAAACGAGTTTGCATGGCGCGTGATGACACCCTTCGGGATGAAGGTGGCCTATCGACCCTACCAGCCAGCCAAGGTCATCCAAGTTGGCGCCCAGTCCTGCAAACTGTATGTGTTCTCAAACCTTGTGTTCAAGGACTCCCTATCCCGTCTACGGCGCGCTGGTCACCACACCTACGCCGAGGACGCCGGAGACGAATACCGCAAGCAGATGCAGTCGGAACACCGCACCAAGAACAACAACGGCACCCCCATCTGGATACCCATTGGTGATCGCGCCAACCACTTATGGGACTGCGAAGTCATGGGCATCCTTCCCGCTATGATGGCCAAACTCATCGGCAAAGGCAAAAACAAGAACGCCATCTCAACCGAGGAAAAGGAACCGGGCAAGGAACTCGAAAGTTCTCCTTGACGTGAGCGCACCCGATGGCAAGATAAGGTCAAGTCTTGGATGCAGGAGGTTGTGGGGCGTTATTGGTGGCTCTGGTGGCGTCTATCCTGCATCCAAGACCCAAGTTTACACGGGGCTAAAGCCAAATGGCTCGCGCTCAAGGTATTTTTCTAATCTTGGACATCTCCGACATAGAGGAAATTGTCGCACAGGCCGTTGTATTGCTCAAACAGGGCAAGACCATGATGGAATACGCAGACTCCGGCACGTCCGTGACCAAGGAGTTCCCTATGACCATCCAGCAGACCCTTCTGGAAGCACGATACGCGCTCCAAGTCAAAGACCCCCAAAGATATGGGGCTATCGACCGTGTGCGCGTGATCAATATGCTCAATAACTTCCGAGGACTCTGATGAAGAAAAACACCCGCACAACCCCACAAAAGAAGTCCGTACCGCCCGTTGCTAAGGGCGTTAAAGTGAACCCTGCCCTAAAGAAGCAGGCTAACTCCACGGGGCCGGGCATCTTCAGTAATTTCGAGAGCGCAAAGTTCAGCAACAAGCGCAGTTGGATTTGGTCGTCTTGGCCGCAGGACTTCAAGAAAACCATGACGGTGTTCGACCGCATGGAGACGACCCGCAAGATGCGCTGGTTGGAACTCAATGCGGGACTAATCCGACAGGTCATCGCCGACATGGCGACCTACTCGGTCGGTTCGGGTATCAAGATGCAGGCACAGTCGGGTAGCGAGCCTTGGGACGACCAAGCCGAAAAGTACTTCAATAAGTGGGCTTCGCGCTCATGCGACATCACGGGTCGTTACTCGTTCTTTGAACTTCAGCACATCTGTTGCCGCTTGATGGATCGTGACGGCGAGTGCTTCATCATCAAGACCAAGGGGTCAGACGGTCGTCCCAAATTGCAGGTCATCGAGTCCCACCGTGTTGGCAACCCCGGCAACGACGGCGCTCCGCCTCCCGGCATGGTAGATGGCATCTTCTTTGGCCCATACGGCGCCCCCCAGTACTACAATGTAATACGCTCAGACGGCTCCAGCCGCCGAGTACCCGCCAACGCCGTCATGCACCTATACGAGCCAGAATTGGCTTCTGGCGCGCGCGCTTACAGCCCCCTACAACACAGCATCAACAACCTCGTTGACATGCTGGAAATCCTTTCGCTCGAAAAGGAAGCCGTCAAAACCAACAGCGATTTGGTTCGTACCATTACGCGCGAGAACGCACAGTTCGACGGAACCCAGTCTGACTTTGAAGCCTTCGGCATGCGTCCGCAGGACTACGGTGAAAATGGTCTTGCTGACCCAAGGGAAGCATCGACGTTCATCGGCGGCAAGACCCTTGCCCTCGCTCCCGGCGAGAAGTTAGAGTCTTTTGAATCCCAGCGTCCGAACAGCACGTTCAACGGATTCATCGAACACCTCATGCGTGACTCGCTCGCAGGGGTATTACCATTCGAATTTGTGCATGACGCAACGAAGGCAGGCGGTGCTACTATGAGGTTCATAGTAGCCAAGGCTGACCGCAAGTTCCAGCATCGTCAGAATGTGCTGATGCAACGCTTCCTCACTCCTGTGTGGGGCTACATTATCGGTAACGCCATCAAGAATGGCGAACTCCCTTCCATTGATAGTTGGATGCAGGTTTCCAGCACCACCCCGCGCCGTGTCACCGTGGATGCCGGACGTGATGCCCAGCAGACCCGCCTCGACATCGAGACGGGCATCAAGACCATCACACAGTTCCACCTTGAGAATGGTGATGATCCGCGCGAACAGATGCGCGCCAATGCCGCCGAGAAGGCGTACATCAAGGAACTTGCCGAGGAGTTTGAAATCCAACCTTCCGCAATCTACAAGCCACAGAACGTAGCCCTCGACGCCATTGACGCATCCTTCTCCGAAGAAGGCGCGAACAAGGGCGACACCATGACCATCCAAGACGATGGCGAAGATGTCGAAGTTTCCGTGGACGACCCCAACGTCAAGCCCAAGGTAAAAAACCGCAAAGACGAAGAATAAAACATTATGAACTCACTTCAAAACGCCTTTAAGACGCTAACGCCTATGCTCATTGAACCGAGCAAGGCGAAGGCTTACCTCGACAAGATCGCCCAGTTCCCCATGCCACAAAAGGCAAACGACGACCTTGATGACATGTTGGAAATGATTTTCGGAGAGAAGCCAGAGATGGCAAAGTCCGGCAAGTTGGCCATCATCCCCGTAAAGGGGGTCATTGGTAACGACCTTACCGAACTTGAAAAAATGATGGGAGGTTGCGATGTCGATGATATTGAGGAGATGATTGAGGACGCCGAGCGCGACCCTAACATTGAAATCATCCTGTTCGACTTTAACTCTCCCGGCGGCACCGTCACGGGCGTCCCAGAGTTGGCCAATCGTATTTACAACTGCGGCAAGCGCACCATCGGCTGGACGTGTTCTCAATCCTGCTCTGGCTCCATGTGGCTAATGAGCCAATGTGACGAAGTCTTTGTCAGCGGTTCCTCCACCGTCGGTTCCATCGGCGTTTACATCCCCGTCCTTGACGAGTCCAAGGCATACGCAGAAGAAGGCTATACCCTCGACCTTATCAAGTCGGGTTGGGCCAAGGGCGCGGGATTCCCCGGAACCAAGATGTCCACAGAACAGCGTAAACTGTTTGAGGACGACGTTGCCGATACCCATGCTTGGTTTATCGGCGACATCATGCGTAAGCGCTCCATGGCCGACATCAAGGATATGCAGGGTCAATGCTGGTCTGGTCGCAAAGCCGCCACCAAGATGCTTGTAACGGGCATTAAGGACACCCTTGACGATCTACTTATGCACATCGGCGCGGACGTGTACGCCAACCTTGAGCGCCAAGAGCCTTCGGTCGAATCGACCGCTTCCTATGCCGCCGACGTAAGCCCAGAACAGGGCGAAAAGGATGATGGCGTAGCCCCTGTGTCCAAGGGTAAGAAAAAGAAGAAAAAGAAAAAGGACGGAGACAAGGATGAGGAAGTCGAGGATGACGATGAAGAAGCACCCGAAATCCCAGACGAGTCCTGCCCCCCTGTGGACACGGATGACAAGAAGTCTCGTTGACATTAGGCTAAACTCAAGATGACCCTCGAAAAACTGTACACCGACCTCAAGGAAGCGTTCACGGGCAAGACTGCCGAAGTTGAAGCCAAGGCTGGCGAAGTCGCCTCCCTCACCGCAAAGGTCGCAGAGATGACTGCCGCAATTTCCTCCAAGGAAGCCGCTTTCGTCGAACTCGCCGCGCAAGCAAAGGACATGGCCGACAAGTTGGCATCCGCTGAAGCCTTTGCCAAGAAGGCACAGGAAGATGTCGCTCGTATCGCCGCCGCGCAGGAAACCGCAGGCAAGAAGGCCGCAAACATCGTCGCTGACGCTGGCGTCCTCCCTGTGGAAGTCACCCCCGGTGAAGCAACCGCCGCCTCCAAGTCTGATGACGAGATCGTCGCTGAATGGTCTGCGATGAAGCAAGGCACCAAGGATAAGCAAGCGTTCTTTGACCGCAATAAGGCTTCCATCCTGCGTGTCCTCAAACTCGCCTAATTTACCATGGCACTCCCTGCTACCCTTACTGCCGAACTCGGCACCCTGTTGACCGACAACTGGGCGGCTATTGTTACTGACGCTGACGCTAACAGCGGCGTCACCACGATTTCCTTTAGTATCAAACTCACGGAAACCTCCCCTCCCGGTGGCCCGATGAACTATGAAATCGGCTTTACCCATCGCTACCGTACTGAAATCTCCTCAAGTCAGTACGAAAAGGTGACTGGTACCGTCTCTTAATTTTCCCCTTCAAACCCTAAATAATAAACTACTATGGCTAATGCTATCGGAGGCTTAACCCTCCAACTGGTTGCGGAAGAATCCCTCCGCACCCTCGTCCCGGAACTCGTACCCCTCACGGAAATTGCCGTGACGGACTTCGGTTCCTACGTCGCCGAGCGCGGCACCACGGTTCATACCCGTTATGCTGACTCGTTCACCGCTACGACCTTCGACGCCGCCAACGGCTTCGTTCCGGCCAATGCCGTCTCCACGGACGTTCCCGTGACCATCGCCGACCTCAAGTATGTCGATGTCGCCTTCACCGACTACGAAGCCTCCACGCTCTCGCTGGAACGCCTCCGTCGCCTGTTCTTCGCCCCGATCGCCAACGCCGTCCAGAAGTCTCTGTTCGACGAAGTGCTTTCCAAGGTGACTGTGGCTAACTTCGCTACTGCCGCTTACTCTGGCGCCAAGGCTAACTTCAACCGTGTTGCTATCGCTAACGCCGCTACCGAGTTGACCAAGGCTAACCTTCCTCACAAGGGTCGCAAGTTGCTCCTCTCCCCAGACGCTCTGGGTCAGTTGGTGCAGGATGCTTCTGTCGCGCAGACGTTCTCGTACGGTAACAGCGATGTTATCCAGAATAACTCCATCAGCAAGAACCTTCACGGCTTCTCTGTCAGCGAGTACAACGGCTTCCCGACCTCCGGCACCGCCTTCAACGAAGATCTCAATGGCGTGGCTTCCTGCAAGGAAGGCTTAGTCATCGTGACGCGCGTCCCTGCCGCCCCGACCACGGGTGGTGGCGAACAGATGAATGTGACCGACCCGGATTCGGGCTTCACCTTCGCGCTTCGCTACTGGTACAACTGGCAGACGGGCAAGCACAATATGTCCGCTCTCTGGCTCGTTGGTTCGGCTGTTGGTAACCCCAACGCTCTCCAGCGCATCGCCTTCACCTCGTAATCGAGGTGCGAGTTTAGGGGTCAGCGCAAGACCCCGCCGCGCAAATGCCGAGAGGCCCATCTCCGAAAGGGGGTGGGCTTCTCCTTTTGTAGACATCGGGCTAAACTCAAATGAGCATCCAGTCTGAATGGGCGGCTGATGCCGCTGAAATCCTCGCTGAAATCCCCAAGGCGGTCACGGTAAAGAATGTGCCTTCCGGCGCGCCCGTGGCTCTCAATGCCCTTATGGGGCCACCCATGGTCATGCAGGACTTGGAAACTGGTGGCTTCGTGGACAGCGCGGCGTTTGACATCAAGTTCAAGCGTACCGATGCGGTCGCCAATGTTGGTCTAATTGCCAAGGGTAACATCATTGAGTTCAATACTACCAAATACCGAATCATGGCCGTCAATGACCGCCCACCTTCGGCTTGGGTGATCTGTAAGGTGCAAACCCTCGTCCAGTAATGGCGGTTGTC